TACGAATACTCAAAGCTTATCGAAGATATTGCTGAGGTTCAAGCTCTTGCTTCAATGCGTAAGTTCTACACTGATGATGCTGGTTATGCACTAGCTACTCAGGTAGATGATGACTTATTTGCTTTGATGGAAGGTCTTCAAGGTGGTACAGTTGGTGGTACAGGTGCTTCGGCATGGGAGACAGCTGTAATTGGTGGTGATGGTACTACTGATTACACTGGTGATTCAACTAACGCTTCTGACATTACTGATGCTGGTATCCGTAAGATGATTCTTGCACTAGATAATGCTGATGTTCCTATGGATAATCGTTCACTAATACTACCTCCAGTAGCTGCTAATGATTTATTAGCTATCAACCGTTTCACTGAGCAACAGTTCATTGGTTCTGGTGATGCTATTAAGACTGGTAAGATTGGTCAAATCTATGGTGTAGATGTGTTTGTATCATCTAACTGTCCTACAGTTGGTACTGATAGAGTGGGTTCTTTATTCCACAGAGATGCTATCGTATTTGCAGAGCAAGTTGGTGTACGTACACAGACTCAGTACAAACAAGAATACTTAGGTGATTTGTTTACTGCTGATACTATCTACGGTGTAGGTGAATTACGTAACGATGCAGGTATTGCATTTGTAGTTCCTTCTACTTAGTAGCTAGTTAGTTAAGCGTAGCCCTTGTCAAGATGAGAGGGCTATTCTGAATTATCTAGGAGAATCTCATTCCATTATATAAATATACTTGTAAGGACGGTCACTCTAAAGACCACATCGTCTCTTACGCTAATCGTAAAGATGAGCAGAGGTGTCCTGAGTGTGGCAAGCCGTCTTCTTTTGAGCATTCGTTTTGTACTAACTTCCAATTCGGAGAGAAGTATGACTCGTTTGCAGCAGATACACATAGATGGAACTTGAGAGAGAATAAGAGATTAAAGACAAGAGGTAAAAACTATGTTTGATATATTAAGCAGTACAGCTGATGAGCCTTGTGCTGGTGATACTTTAGAGATTGATAGAATCAAAGATAAGATTCGTACTATCTGGAATCAAGTTATCGTAGCTGAATACAATACAGAGTATGGTAATCAGAAAGATGATGCTGAAGATTATGTATCTATGGAAGACTACATAGCTGAGAACCAGTTGTATTTTCCTGGCGATACTAAGCCTGAGAATGAAGTAGATGGTATTGTTAAGATGCTTGAGGATATGTTTGATGAGAAAGAAGACTTAACTTCAGTTAAAGGTGAAGGTAATGCTCCTACTTATAAAGGTGGCTCACTTAAATCAAACAATGAGAAAGGTAAGATTGAAGCTACTAAGTATGAGGTTAAACATACATCTACATCTACACCTAATGACTCAAAATCTTTAGTAAAATCAAACACTTATGACTTCCATGGTGGTAAGATAGCACCAAGAAAAGATTCACAAGTTAAGAGAAACTATGCTCCTATGGTTAAGAAGATTGTAGATGAGTTATTAGAGCTTGATGAGCGTCAAGCACACGGTAGAAGAAAACAGTTGTTTAGATTATGAGTAGATTACCTTGGAGAAAGTCAAAGACCTTAGCTATGCTTGCTAATAGAAGGCAGTGGGAGAGAGACTTTGACCCTGCTGACTCTTCTGAATTAGAAATAGAAACCGAGGATGGTGTATATGTTATAACTGAAACCTCTACTACATCTGAACCTACATATTATAGAACGGAGTAACCATGTCATCAATTAAAGTCTCAGCACTAACAGCTAAAACAAGCCCAGCAGGAACAGAAGAATTACTAATCAATGATAGTGGAGTCTCTAAGAAGATTACCATTGCTAACTTACCTGATACAGACACTACATATTCAGTAGGAGATGGCGGCTTAACTCAGGTTAACTTTACAACAGCAGATAACACTAAGCTAGATGCTATTGAAGCCTCAGCTGATGTGACAGACACAACCAATGTAACCGCAGCTGGTGCTTTGATGGATAGTGAAGTAACTAACCTTGCTCAAGTAAAAGCCTTTGATACAACTGATTATGCTACTTCTGCTCAAGGAACGACTGCTGATGCAGCTTTACCTAAAGCTGGTGGTGCTTTAACTGGAGCAGTAACTACCACCTCTACATTTGATGGAGTTGATATTGCTACTAGAGATGCGGTATTAACTTCAACAACTACAACTGCTGGTGCTGCCTTACCTAAAGCTGGTGGTACTATGACTGGCAATATAACGCTAGGCACTAATACAATTGATGGCTTAGAGATTAATGTATCAGCCACAGGAAACCTAGGACTAGGCACAGGTGCGGTAGATAGTATTACTACTGGTGATTATAATGTAGGTGTTGGTGATACTGCTTTAACGGCTGTTACTACTGGTATTAGAAATACAACTATTGGTTATGGTTCTTTACAAAGTAACGTAGGTGGTAACAATAACTCAGCTATTGGTATGTATGCTTTATGGGCTAATACCACAGGTGCTAGTAACACAGCTAGTGGTTATGCAGCTTTAACCTCTAACACCACAGGTAGTTATAACACAGCTACTGGTCTTCAGTCTTTATTCTCTAACACCACAGGTATTCAAAACACGGCAATAGGTAGAACCGCTTTATACTCTAACACCACAGGTGCTAACAACACAGCTAGTGGTTATCAGTCTTTATACTACAACACCACAGCTAGCAATAACACAGCTAATGGTTATGCTTCTCTAACTAATAACACCACAGGTTCTAACAACACAGCTAGTGGTTATGCTGCTTTATACTCTAACACTACAGCCCAAAGCAACGTAGCTAATGGTTATCAAGCTTTATACTCTAACACCACAGGTAACTATAATACTGCATTAGGAAAAACAGCACTTTACTCTAACACCACTGGTGACCGTAATGTTGCAATAGGACAATCCGCCTTATACTATAACACAACTGCTAAATACAATACTGCGGTTGGTATGTATGCTTTGGAAGATAATACAACGGCTGAATTTAATACCGCAGTTGGTTATCAAGCGGCAACTAACACCACAGGTGCTAATAACACAGCACTAGGTTACGCGGCAGGTGACAACATCACCACAGGTTCATCTAATATTATCATTGGTTCTAGTATAGACGCTCCATCAGCTAGTGCTAGTAACCAGTTGAATATTGGTAATACTATTTATGGTGATACTAGTACGGGTAATGTTCACTTAGGTGCTTCAACTACTCAGTCACAGAAACTATATGTGACAGGTGCTATTTATGCTACTGGTGACATCACAGCGTTCTCAGACGAAAGAATCAAAGATAACATTCAGGAAATACCTAATGCTTTAGATGCAGTAGATAAAATCCGAGGTGTATCTTACACGAGAACAGACACTAAGAAAGACAGTGTTGGTGTTATTGCACAAGAAGTAGAAGCACTGTTCCCTGAACTAATTGCAGAAAATGCAGAAGGAATAAAGTCAGTAAACTATAACGGTTTAGTTGGTGTATTGCTTTCAGCAGTTAAGGAACTATCGGCTAAAGTTAAAGAACTAGAAGACAAATAACACGAGGATATAATTATGTCAGAAGTAATATTAGAAGTACCATCAACAGAAGAAATCGCACAACATTACTCAGCAATGGGTGACAGTGTAGACCTAATCAACGCAGGACAACCAGAGGATATGTCAGCAGAAGATTGGGCAGATATGAAGTCTCGTAATCAAGAACATCTAACGCTTATGGTTGCTAAGGATTTCTGGACTAACGAAGATATGACAGCAGTGACCGCAGCAATCGCTGTATAACTATAGAACAGGAGTAATCTATGGCTTTACAGTCTTCAGGAGCAATATCACTAGCTGACATTCAAACAGAGTTTGGCGGGTCTAATCCTATCAGCCTTAGTGAATACTATGGTGTAGATACAGTACCTGCTTCAGGTGCTATCAGTTTTGATGATTTCTATGGTACGAGTAATGCTATATTTATGGTTGCTACTGGTGGTAGTATAACTACCAGTGGTGACTACAAGATTCATACATTCACAGGCTCAGGAACTTTTACAGTTACTACAGCAGGAAATGCAGCAGGGTCTAATACTGCTGAGTATTTGGTTATCGCGGGTGGTGGTGGTGGTGGTGATGACCGTTCAGGCGGTGGTGGTGCTGGTGGTTATCGTAATAGTTGGAGTACAGAGTCCTCTGGTGGAGGAGGGGCTTCAGAAACTGGCGTAACTGTAACAGCTCAAGCTTATTCAATCATTGTTGGTGGTGGTGGTAGTGGTGCTTCTTGGCAGGGTTCTGCATCTAGCGGTAGCAACTCATCAGCACTAGGTGTCTCATCTACTGGTGGTGGTAAAGCATCATCTATGAATTATGGTGGCTCAACTGGCGGTTCAGGTGGTGGTGGTGGTATGGGTGGCTCTACTGGATATGCTGGAACATCTAATCAAGGTTACGCTGGCGGCAATGGTTATGTAAGTGGATGGTCTTCTGCTGGCGGTGGCGGTGGTGGCGCTGGTGGTGCTGGTACAAATGGCTCTAGTGGCAACCCAGGAGAAGGTGGCTCAGGCTTAAACTCTAGTATTACTGGCTCTTCAATATGTAGAGCTGGCGGTGGTGGTGGTGCTACGAATGATAGTTCAAACAATGGTATCGCTGGATGTGGCGGTTCTAATGGTGAGAGTTCAGACTTCACATCAGCCCCTAATGCTGACGCTAACAAAGGTGGTGGTGCTGGTTGTGCGGGACACCAAGGAACTGGAGGCTCAGGTGGCTCAGGTATCGTAATCATTCGCTATCAATATCAATAAGGAATAATATGGCACATTTTGCACAGATAGAAAACAACCTAGTAACTCAAGTAATAGTTGTAGATAACAGCGACATTCTTGATGAACAAGGAAATGAATCAGAAGCTATTGGTACTCAATTCTGTACTGACCTATTAGGGGGTACTTGGGTACAGACTTCATATAACGGTAATATGAGAAAGAATTATGCAGGTATTGGTGACACTTATGATGCTACTAGAGATGCTTTCATAGCACCTTCACCTTACCCTTCTTGGTTGTTAGATGAAGATACTTGTAGATATGAAGCACCTGTACCTTACCCTACAGATGACAAGATGTATGTATGGGATGAAGCAGTTATTTCTTGGGTAGAAATAACAGAATAAAGGACTCTCATGGAAATATCAGACATCTTTTTAACATTAGTAGGGCTTGTCATAGCTATGCTAGGTTGGTTTATGAGCAGGCTAGCTGACACAGTAAATAAGTTAGAGCAGAACATTACTAACTGTCAAACTAATATGCCACTTAACTACGTACTTAAAGCTGACTATAAGATGGAGATGTCAGAGTTAAAAGGTATGATAGGTTCTCAGTCTAAGAAGATTGACCAGATATGGAAACATATGAGGATTGATAAATAATGGGGCTGTTAACAAGTATAGCACCCATCCTCGGAGGCTTCTTAATGAAGCTGTTTGCGCTTAACCAACAAGCTAAGAACGAACAACACACACAGATGCTAGATGCGTTTGCTGCTAGGTCTCAGTCTATCCAAGATGCTAGAGTCGCTGAGAGTAAGGAAAGCCCTATGGCTGCCTTAAACAGACGATTAATCATTTGGGTAATGCTTGCCTTAATTGTTACTTATGTCACAGCACCGCTATTCCTTGACATTCCTACAGCCGTTCCTATCGTTACAGAAGGATTCAGCTTCCTAGGATTTGATATTACTAGTGATACTGTTGAATATACGATGGTTAGAGGCTTGGTTAAGTACGATGAGATATTCGGATGGACTAGCTTAATTGTAGAGATGTACTTCGGAGCGAGTCTCGCTAAGGGTAGATAATTAACCTATGTTATGTAGTCAAGAAGCAGTCAAGAAATAAATGCTTTAGTAGATAGGGTTACAGAGGTTTTAATGTTAAGTAGTCAAAACAAGGAAGTGAAGTAATGATAAGCAAATGTGTAATAGTTTTCTCAGCAACCGTAACAATTAGTTTAGCTTCAATGGCGTTCTTCAATCAAATGATGAATATGCCACAACAAGTAATGACTATGGGTAGTATGGTGATGCAAGGGCAGGATAAGCCTTGTGACTGTAGATGCCCTTGACCTAATTAATAACTAAGGAGTAATAAGATGTTGAAATATAACGTAGAAGTTGTAAATGGTAAAGTAAAATCAAAGGTAGAGCTTAAAGGTTCTACTGCTAAGAAGAAGCCAGTTAAGAAAAAGACTGCTAAGTAATTGATTTAACTACATAAATTGTATTATAATGCACTAAACGGAGAACCTTATGACCTTTAGAGAACTTATCAATGAAGTCCTAATCAGGTTGAGAGAAGACACCATTGCTACCGATTGGTCGGGTAATATCAATGATAGTACAACAGTAACTGATTATCAAAAGGTTATTGGCTCACTGATTAACGACTCAAAACGTAACATCGAATCATATCACGACTGGTTAATCCTTCGTGAGACTGTAGATATTTCAACTGTATCAGGTACTAGAAACTATAGCTTAGCTTCAGGTCAAGAGATTAAGATACTTGATGTTATTAATCAGACAGACGGTCAACGTCTAAGTCAGGTACCTAAGCAGATAATTAACAATGCTAAGTATCCTTCTGCTAATAACGGAGACCCTATTTACTACGCCTTTAATGGCGCTGACTCTTCTAACAATCTAAAGATTGACTTAGAACCTATCCCTGAAGCTGTTCATACTCTTTCATTCGATATTGTTAAGTATCAGGACCCCTTGCAGACTGCCGCTACTAATCTTAAGCTTCCTGATAAGGTTGTTATTATTGGAGCGTGGATGAGAGCTGTAGCTGAAAGAGGTGAAGATGGTGGTACTCAATCTAGTGTAATTGCTATGGAATATAAAGAGGTTCTCAATCAGGCTATTATCCTAGATAGTGGTAATACTCAGTATGAGAGTGATTGGTATGTCAGCTAATTTAGAATACAAACCTTTAGATAATGTAGGGTTAAATGGTCTAAACCTTCAGGCTAACCCTGCTGCTTTAGACCCTAGTTGGTTAACTAAAGCAGATAATATTGTACTTAGGGAGTCTGGTCGTATATCATTCAGAAAAGGTTTAAAGCAGAATGTCTTGGCTAACACTGATGGTGTTTCTTCAGCCTCTCTACTGATAGGTTCGTTGGTTGAACATAAGGATGGTTCTACTAATAAAGTCTTTGCTGGTGTAGGTACTAAGATTTATACAGTTGACTTTGCAGCACCTGATTCTCCTTGGACTGGTTCTTTTACAGCAGGTACAGCTTCAGACTGGCAATTTGTAAACTTTAATAATGGCTGTTACGGTTTCCAAGCAGCTAATCCTCCTATTAAATACACTTCTAGTACGTGGGCGGTAACAACAACTAAACCAGCAGGTGTTACTACATTCGACCCTAGTTGTGGGATGGGTTACTATGGTAGAAACTGGGTAGGTGGTGTCTCAGAAGAGAAAGACGTAGTTTATTACACAGATACATTACAAGGTGATAACTGGACTACAGGGGCTTATGGTTCTATTGACCTTAAAACTGTATGGGGTACAGATGAGATTGTCTCTATTAATGCTTTCTATGGTAAGTTAGTAATCTTCGGTAAGCATAACATTGTTATCTATAATGGACCTGCTGACCCTGACACTATGACACTAGATGAGGTTATTAGAGGTATTGGCTGTGCTTCAAGAGATTCAGTACAGGCTGTAGGTGATGATTTATACTTCTTATCTGATACAGGTGTACGTTCTCTAAGTAGAACTACTGAGAAAGATAATATCCCATTACAAGACTTATCTTTAACAATTAAAGATACTATTACTAGAAACATCTCTCAGAGTACAAATGCTAAAGCTGTCTATGTAGAGAACGAAGGTACTTATATCTTATCGTTTATTAATTTAAATATCACTTACATCTTTGATATAAAGCATGAAACCCCTTCAGGTACTCCTCGTATAACAACTTGGACTTTTGATAGTAACAGAGAACCGTCTAGCTTTGCTTATACCGAATCTAAAGATTTATTAGTAGGTCAACAAGCAGGTTCAGTTTCTACTTATGAGGGTTACTATGATAAGGACTATGTAAGTGGTGGAACTTATACCTCAGCTTCTTACACAGGTACTTTCAAAACTACATGGCTTGATTTAGGTCAGGGTGCTGTAGCTTCATTATTAAAGAAGTTGAAGGCTGTTATCGAAGGTGGTTCAGGTACTACTATAGGTGTCAGGTGGTATAAAGACTTTGGTATTGAACCTTCTAAGACTACTAACTTCTTATTAAACCCAGTAAGTACAGGTGTTGTCGCTTTATTTGGAGCGAGTACATCACTATATGGGTCTTCTAAATACACACCTGTTTTTGGTATGAAGGAATATAACATACCGTTAACTGGTAGTGCTAAATATTTACAAATAGAGATGAATGGTGAGACAGCTGGATATACTGCTTCTCTGCAAGATATGACTTTATTATTTAAACAAGGGAAAATACGATGAGTAACTATACAATAGCGGTAGCTTGGTCAGGTAAAGATGCCTTATCTGATTCCGATGCAGCCAAGGTAATATCAGGTGATGATTTTAATACTGAGTTTTCAGCTGTACAAACAGCGGTTAATACTAAAGCTGATATTAATGGTTCTGCAAGTGAGACTTTTGCAGCTTCTACAGTTACAGCTACTACAGTCACAGCTACTACAATAACTGGAACTACAGTTAATGCAACAACAGTAGACTTGGGGAACTGGACAGTAACTGAATCAGCAGGTGTTCTTTACTTTGCTACTGGTGGAGTAAATAAGATGAAGATAGATGCTACTGGAAACTTAACTTGCGCTGGTGATGTAGCCGCATACGGTACTATCTAAGATGTCTTCAGCCCTAGATAATCTAAAAGCTAATATGGGACAGCAGGGGATGCTTACATCCTCTGGTGGCTTTAAACCTTTTGATTATGTTGAGTACCTTAAAGGGCTTGAGGATATGTATCCTTGGTTATATGGTGCTGGCTTAGCTGAGGATGTTACTACTAATATAGGTGATGTAGACTTAAGTAACATTGACTTATCTGGTGATTATGAAGAACCTTCTACAGGTCCTCGTTCTACTAGTGAGCAGATTAAAGGAGCTTACGACTACTATGGTTTAAATGATAACTTCATTAGTGGTCAGAACATAATATCTGGTATGGGCATGGTACCTGGTATGGGATTAGCTGCTAGAGGTACTGGGATGTTAGCTGATTACAGTTATGGTATTAATCCTACTCAAGATGCTATGGGACTAGCGGGTGGTTTTATAGGTGGTGCTTTAGGTCCTGATATTGCTGGGTCTAAGACTGTAGAAGAGCTTCAACGTAATATAGCGATGGGTGTTGTATCACGTAAAGCTGGTCAGAAAGCAGGTGATATTACTGGAAAGTACCTAACTGGTAGAGAGATAGGTGATTGGTATAATCCTACTTATTTCTCTGAGGAATACTCTGCTCATAAGATGCCTGGTTCTATAATGGCAACTAATGAGATAGGTAGAGAGTTTCCTGATATGGTTAAGGGTACTAATGAATACTCTATGATGTTCGATGAGCTAGTAGATGAATACACAGGTGGGTTTGCTGCTAATAAAGGACTTACTGATGACCAACAATCATTTATAGATAAAGGTAGATTAGCTGAAGGTTATGATTGGCAGGGTAATAGTATTGAAGGATTCTCTCCATATAGTGAAGAGGTATCCCAAGACTTAGGTATGCTTACATCTAATCGTAGGAGCAGTAATGTACCTAACGAAGGTGAGCGAGCTATATGGGAAGAGGAAGATAGAAGAGACCTATGGAGCGAGCGGTACAGGGATAAGTTTGATAGGAAGAAGAACCCTATGGTAGCTACACCTTTAACTTATCAACAAGCAATGGAAGCTGCTAATGGTCCTGACCCTTATGGTAAAGGCTATAAGGCATTTGGTCAAGAAGGTGATGATACATCTAGAACTGAGAGTGGTGATGTATTTCATGGTAGTGGTTATAACTGGAACTCTACAGATGGTGGAGCTTCAGATGTAGGTGGTGGTACAGATTTTAGTCCTAGTAACTCTGATGAGGATACAGGACCGTAGTTCATAGTAATATTAATAATAAATTAAAGAGATAAAGGAGTAATGTATGGCAGTTGAATGGTGGGATAACTGGGGTAAAGATGTAGCTGGTGTAGGTGCAACTCTGGGTGCTGGATATATGGCATATAAAGGAGCGCAGCAAGCAGGCGACCAATCGGCAGCTGCTTTCGAGGCTGCTCAACAGGCAGCGGTGCCTTGGAATACAGGTGGTTTATTCGGAGCTGCAACCTTTGACCCTACTACACATACGTCACTACAGACGTTATCTCCTGGCTTACAGACAGAGTATGATGCTTACTTAGCTTCATCAGGTGCTAACAGAGGACAGGTAGCAGCTTTAGGCTCTGACCCTTATGCAGCTGGTCGGAAGTTCTATGAGCAACAGAAGGCAATCTATGCTCCAGAGCAAGAGAAACAACGACTTAGTATGGAGAAGAGATTACTAGGACAAGGTATGTTTGGTTCTACTGGTGGTGGTCAACAAATGAACGCTTTATTAGATGCTCAACAGCAACAAGACGCTCAAGCACAGATTGCTGGCTTCGATAAAGCTCAAGGTTTGATTGATACTTATAGAGGTAGACAAGCAGCTGACTTAGGTATGGTTGAATCACTTGGTTTATTACCTCAGAAGTATGCTCAATTAGGTAGAGGTATCGGTTCAGACCAAGGTAACATCTCTAAATATGCAGCTGAGGCTCAAGCTACTGCTGCTGGTACGATGGCAGATGCTAATGCGGCTGGTTGGACTAGTGCCGCTGCTGGTATTAATAATCGTCTTTACCCTAAACCTAAAACATAAGGATATAGTATGGAATATAAATCACTAGCTGATATCAGAGCAGCTGATGCTGAGGCTCGTAGAGTTCAGGGTAATACTGCGGCTAATATGACACCAGGTAGGGGGATTGTTTCCTCTATGAGTCAGTTAGGTGGTATGTTAGGTGGTCAGGTAATGAACGCCTTTGGTCAATACTCACCTGAAGAAGCTAAAGCTATGTCTTTAGATAAGATTCTAGGTAGTCGTAAAGGACCACCTAAGACTTTAGAAGAAGCTGAGGCTTTATCTGCGGAGTTAGCTCAAGCTGGACACGCACAGGAAGCTAGACAAGTAATGCTTAACCGTCAAGCTGACCAGCAATCAGCCTTAAAGACTGATAAGATGGAGATGGAGAATAGAGCTATGCTTCAGTTACCTCAGTTAAAAGCTGAGTGGGACTATGGTGCTGCTGGTAAAAACTTCTACAGAGGATACGCTAAGAAACACTTTGGTATTAAAGATGATACAGCCTTAGCTGCTATTAACTCTGAAGATGACCTTATTATGGCAATGGAGCAATACACAGGCGGTCAGACTGACTCTAACAGTAGGGCTAAATATCAGAAACAATTAGGTATTTATGATAAAGCTAAGAAGATTGCTAAAGATTCTTTCTTAGGTAAGAAGTATAGGGAAGATGCTTTAACCCCTACTAGAAGTGGTTTAGATTTACCAGGTCCTGCTGAAGTTAAAGATAAAGACACTAGGTTCCCAGATGCTGCTGCTGCTAAAGCTAAGGTACTCGGAAACACAGCTACTTTTGAAGATAAACGTACAGTAGGTGTAGCAGGGTACGCAGGTACTCCTAACATTACTCAAGTTAATCCTGAAGATGCTGGATTCTGGAGAGAGAAGCAAGAGTATAAAGCTAATCGAGACATACGGTGGGCTGTTTCAGCTGCTCGTGTTAAACTTGCACCAGTTGCTTTCTTTGGTGATTTAACTCTTAACCCTGCTGAGTCTAAACAAGATAAAATCAATCAAGAAGTTAAAGCTTGGACAGATATGGCACTTGAGCCTCAAGGTTACTTCTCAATGCACCCTGATAAAGTAGCTGAATATGTCGATGACCCTCAAGGCTTCTACTCTAAACTAGATTCTAAAGATAAGATTAAAGCTAAAAAGGCAGCTAGAGCAGCTAAGAAAAAGGACAAGTAAATGGGATACAATCCAGCGGATTACAACTTTGATTACAAGGTACAAGAAGCTTATGATGAACTTCAGACAGCTGGACAACCCGACCCTTTAACCTTCGGTGAAGGCTTTACTTTCTCTGATGTAGTTACTGGAGATAAAGGCTTCGGTGAATGGGCTACCTCTGGTCTAACTGGTTTATTCCTTAGTGGTGCAGCCTCTGATGATTCCCAGAATGATTGGTTTGTACAAAGACATTCTATTGACTACGGTCTTAAAGCCCTAGAAGAGAAGAAAGCTGCTTATGAGCAAGCGGCTGAAGCTGGTATGAAGTTCTCTCAAGAAGAAGTTAATGATTACACTGAGATAGGTGAGCGTATTGAGTTATTAAACTCTGACCTTATGTACGTAGCTAATTCTCTTAATGGTAATATGGATGCTGTTATGGATGAAGAAGGTAAGTCATTCAATGATAGATGGGGTGTTGATAAGGAAGATGATGAAGGTCTAGGTAAATTCCTAGAGCTGCTTTATGATAACCCTACTTATATAGCTGGTGTTTTAGCTGATGAGACTTTAAAAGACTTACCTATATCTATCATCGCTTACTTCGGGTTAGCAGCTAAAGGTGCTTCAGGTGTCAGTGTTGTAGATAAGGTTGTCAGGAAGATTAGTGGTATCAAACCTAAAGCATTAAGAGGTTTAACTATCGCTGCTACAGGCCCTGCTATAGGTGCTGGAGCTGGAGCTGGTTATGAACTAGCTTACTCTCTACTTGAGCAAGGTACTCCTAATGTTAAACATATTGAACAAGGTGCTATATTCGGTGGTGCTTTTGGTGTCTTAGGCTCTATAGGTCTAGCATTTAAAGCATCTAAGTCGGCTCAAAGTACACCTAAGTTAGGTAAAGCCGCTGAGGTGGAGGTAGCTGAGACTGTTGTAGGTCCTAAACTAGATAAGATATCTAAGGCTGAGGATGTCACCTCTAAAGCTGCTGCTGAGATGGAGAAGTTACTTGAATCAGGTAAGAAAGCTGAGGAAGAGAAGAGACTTAATCAACAAGCTGAAGACTTAACTATCCTAGATAAGTATATTCAGACTACTCAGGAGCGTACTAACAAGAGTGGTAATGCTTTTGAGTCTGAGTTTGATGCTGAGAAGCGTGAGATGATTACTTACATTGATACTAAAGCTCTAGAGTTTGAGCGTAAGTCAGTAGTGGATGAACTTAGACAACAGTTGTTCTCTGGACAGAACAAGGACTTACTTAATACTTTAACCCCTGCTCAATATAGAGTTATTAAGAGTGGTTCTGGTTTTAAAGCTATGATGTTAGCTCAAGAGAAAGCTAAGACTGCTCTTAAGATGGAACACTTCAGACAAGGACCTACTGACAAGATTGATGAGTTATACCTAGAAGATACAGCTAGGAAGATTGTATTAGAAGAGTTAAATAGAATTGACGCTAAGACAGCTCAACCTAACAAGAGTACCTTAGATGCTAGGAACGTAGAGAAGCTCCAGAATGAAGGTCTTCCTGCGTTTACTATAGACAAGGACTTAGTTAATAGAGAAGGTACTAAGGTACTAGCTTCTACTAATAAAGATGGTCTAATTAGAATTAACCCTGTTAAGTCAGCTAAGGAATTTAGAAGTTACATACATGGTAAGGTTACGAGTGCTACTTCTAAACAAAAGAGGAAGGTTAATAAGGTATTAAAACAGTTTGGTTATAACTTAGATTACCAACTTAAAAGTAATGCTGATAGGAATAGATTCTTAGTCCTACATGAGCAATCTCATATTAGAAACAATGACATAGCTAAGTATCCTAGGAACGAAGATGGTACTATTGATTTAGATAGTGACGCTGCGATTGATATTGAAGTAAGAGCATCTATGGAAGCTTTACATGATATGGGTATTGGTCCTATGGATGAAGCAGAGACTATAGCTTCTAAGAACATCCAGGCTAATAGACAAACTAAAGGACAGAAGGCAGGACTAGCTCAAGCAGAGCAAGAGACTCTTAAAGGACAAGGTAAGTTTGGTAAGTATATTGACGCTAATCCTAAGAAGTCTATGTTAGGTGCGGCAGTTGCTGGATATGCTTTATCAGGCGATAACGAGAATGAGTTCTATGGTCCTGTCTTAGCTGCTGCTTTAGTGGGTTTAGGTCCTAAAGCTTACAAGTTAGTTAACTCACAAGCACTAGGTAAGTCTGCTATGAAGGTTAAGATAGCTATCTCTAAAGGTATTGAAGACTTCTCTGCTAATGCTAAGCTTCTTGATATGCAAATGCAATATGTTATTGACGAAGTACAAGAAGTCTTTGAGGATGCTGGGAGAGGTAAAGCTTTAATTGATTCTATTGAGAAAGGTTTAACAGGTAGAAAACTTAAAGAAGTATTAACTGACCCTGAGATAGTAACTCAGAAGAAGGTCATCTCTATGCTTAAGATTATTAGAGACCAAGCTAAAGAAGTAGGCATCTTAAAGAATAAGGATGGTAATGCTTTAACCTTAGAAGCTAAAGACTTTAAGAAAGGCGAGCGAGGAGCTGTCTTACAGAACTACTTCCCTCACTTATTTGTTAATGAGATAGATGACAAGGTTATCCAGAAGCTAGTTAAGCTTTGGGGTGATGATGATTCAGTACATGGTAAGAAGAGAACTCTTCAGGGAACTGTAGCTGACATTGATAAAGCACATCCAGAGATGGAGATTATTACTGACCCTGCTCAGGTGTTATCTCTATATACCCAAGCAATGACTAGAGCTATCTACGGTAAGAACCTAACTAACTCTATGATGAAGTTAGATATCAGCTCAATAGGTAAAACAATGCCTGCTATGATGACTACTAAGGCGTTCCAGAGTTTAAAGAAGACAGCCCCTAAGGATGGTGGCATTAGTAAACAAGATGCCCTACATTACGAGTATTTTGAGCATCCTTCTTTAGAGGGATATGTAGCACATACAGATGTTAAGAACTTATTAGATGACCAGTTTGCTGTAATGCGTAGAGGTGGTATGTCCGACATCATGGAGAAGACCTTAAAGCTTAACAATGGTTTAAAACGTGTGTTTGTATTTGGTTCTTTATTCCACGCTCAAGCATTAGTTATGTCGGCTGCTTACTCGATGGGTGTCTCGGGAGCTGTTAAGGGAATAGGCGGTAGAGGTAAACTTGGGGCTAAGGCAACATTTAAGAAGGAAGATGGTACGTTTGAAACTAGAGAAGTGTCTTATAAAGATATTGAGTTAGGTACTGGAGTTTTTAGAGAGTTAGCTGAACAAGCTATTAAAGATGGTTTACAGATTGTTAACATTAAGAGACAAGAGTTGGTTAACCCTGGTAAGGTAGAGATTGATAAGTTCCTTAAGAAGTTTGGTTATGCAGGGGAGTTAGCTAACACAGGTTTTGAGAAGATAGACCACATCACTTGGGAATACCTTCACGATAGATTTAAGCTAGCGGCATACCTTAGACACAAAGAGAAGTTAATGTCTGATGGTATGTTGATGGGTGGAATGGATGAAGCTAAAGCAGGTAGAGCAGCATCCACCTTTGCTAATGATGCCTTCGGTTCATTAGATTGGGCTAACTTTACTACTAAGTTGTATGAGTATGCTTCTAAGCATCCTGATAAGTTTAGAGGTAAGCTGTATGATAAGACTGCTCAGTTGCTCCCTACTAATAAACGTAGATGGTTGAACTTAGGCTTGTTTGCACCTGACTGGACTATCTCTAACATTAGAATTATTGGTAAGACATTCACTGGACTACCTGCGGTGTCTCAAGCGTTAGCTAAACGTATCCATAAAGGTAATTGGGAAGGTAATGCGGATGCTGAAGCGGTAGTTAAAGCTTGGAATATGTATGCTATGTATGCTTTTAGAGCAGGTGTTACTACCTCAGCTATGTATTGGATAATGTCTGAGCTATTCTCTGATAAGGAACCTTCGATGGAAGGCTTAGCTGACTTCTGGTATGGAGATAACTCTCATAAACTTGACCTAGGTAACGGAGAGTCTATGGTTATCTCTAAACAGATTGCTGAGCCTATTCACTGGTTACAGCATACGATACATACATTAATGAATAAAGGTTCAGTAGTACCTAAAACTATTGTAGAAGGTATGTTCAACAAACAATGGTTCTCAATGAAGAAGGGGTTCCCTATGGGTCCTGCTATCCTTGACAAAGATGGTAACTACCATTATCCTAAGTGGTTATTAGGTAAGGCAGTTCCTATTGTATCTAAGCCGTTGTTTGCTGATGAGTTATCCTGGACTGAAAGATTTGAAAGAGTTGTAACTGGCTTCTTTGGTTTCCCTCAATATGGGAAGAAAGAAGGCGGGGATTATTAATTAAACGGAGAAATAAGATGGAAGAGATAAGTGAGATGTTACGGGATGAGATAATTGACTTCCTAGAGAATAATGATTTAAAGGCGACATCAGAAGAGTTTGGTATCTCTGAAGCAGACCTAATAGATGATTACGAAATCAATGACATG